CCCGGCCCGGACAACCGCGGAAAACCGCGGCTTCTCGACCTAGAAAGGCGAATTCCCGCGAGAGACAGGTTCGCACCTGACTCTCTGCTGGAGGGAAATGGATTCGAACCTTCGGTACCGCGCGAGATTGGTCACGGTTTTGAGCCTTCGTCTGCGCCCGGTCTGAGCGCCGCAAAACCGCGCGGCGCTTCGCGTCCGAGCCTTAGGCTGGGTGCAGAACACATTCTGCGCTGGAGGAGGGACTTCGACCTATAAGTCCTCATTTGCCGGATGGATTGAGCTTAAGGTTGGTCAGGCCTGCACCGTGGGGAGTTGATCGAGTATAGCGCGCATCAGGGGTTCACCGCTCCTCGGCAGAAGCAGCTGGGACAGGAGCTGATTTCATTCTGTCCTGTTCGGCCTGCCATTCGAGCGAGCCGGGGGCGTAATACTTTTTGGGCGGCTGCGGCTCGGGTTGTTGTTTGAGCTCTTCCGCTCGCCGACGCGTCGCTTCGAACATACCCCAGCTCTTCATACGCGGGTTGAGCATTTCCAAGGCGCCGCTGCAGGCATCGACCTCATCGTCATGGGCGAGCCCGGGGAAGCCTTCGAGAACCCGGAACAGCTCCTCGTTCCATGAGCCGCGACGGATCTTCACATTGCTGGCGCGGCACTGCGAGCTGAACGGCCCAAAGCGCGTCAGCTTGTCGCCGCTCTCCAGGGCCGGCGTTGCGGTAAAGCCATCGAGCGCGCGCACGAGATGTTGCGCCTGGCTCTTGCCGGCCTGCCCCGGATCCTGACCAAACCCGATGCGGACCGGCGGCCCGTCCTGCTCGGCGGTGTTGTTGCGCAGCAAGCGCTCGACGTCACCCGGATTGGCTCGCACGCGCACCATATCCAGCACGTAGTAACCGCCTGACCGGTCGCGCCCGAGCTTGATGCCGACCGTCCAATCGGGATCGTTGAGCTCGGTCTTTTCGGTGGCGGCGAGATCCCAATAGCGCACGACATCGAGTTCGGCCGGAACCTCGTCGACGAGGGCGCACCACTCCCGTTTGAAATACATCCCGGCGGCCGGCCGGATCTTCCAATTGCCGCCCAGTAGCCGCTCGCGCTCGAGCGTCGGCAGCGACAGCAGCCAGGCGTAGTAATCGGGGTTGGCCGCAGCAGGATCGGATTGTCGAACACGGTTGCTGGGATAAACGTGACGCTGATCGGCCTTGGCGGCTCGAGGCCCGGCGGCAGATGCTCCGGCTGTGGCAGATGCTGCATCAATTCCTCGGGCCGGTCGGCCCAGATCGTCTTCTCCGCGACGCGGACATAATAGCGCAGCACACCGGCCCGTTCGGGGATTGGCAGCCCGCTTTCCGGGTCGATCCACCACGCCAGAAAGTCGGCAACCCAGCTGTCGGCGTCGGGGTTGCAGGTGGCGCGGATGTAAGGCCGCACACCGCAGGTCGAGCGATTGCGGCTGACCATGTAGAAGAACTGGCGCGGTAAAATGCGTCAATTCGTCAAAACAGATCAGTGCGATCTGCGCCCCTTGCCAGTCAAAGACAGTGCTGTCGAACTGCAAATGCGCGAACTTGATCTTGCCGCCGCGCCGCCAGCGCCACTCGCGCATTCCAATGTGCGGGGTTCCGCCGAGCCGGGGATAGAACTTTTGGCTCTCGTCCCACAACCCGCCGGGATTGGTGATCTGCGGGGTCGAGCGCCGGAAGAACACCGCGGTGAAATTCGCGACCCGCGCGGCGTGACGCAGCGGCTCGAGGATCAATCCGACCGTCTTGCCGCCGCCCGCCGCGCCGCCATAGATGCAGATGTCGGCCGGGCTGCGGAGAAACTCGGTCTGCGGTCCCGGCTGCGCCGAGATCGTCGCCGTGGATGATGGCAGCGGGGTGCGCGCGCTAGACCCGTATCGCCCCATCCTGTCGCCGTGTCCGGGGGCTAATCCGATCATGTGCTCAGCTCGGACACCGGTGGCCGCGGATTTCGGGCAAAGTGTCTCTCTTGTGCGTCGCGCAGCACCTGCGTCAGCTCGGGATCACGGCTGTTGTCGGGCAGCCAGAGGACCACCGATGAGCCCGCCTCGGCGTCGCGGTCCGCGCCCGTGTCATCCTGCGCTGCACTTTCGCGCCAGCGCGCCCGCGTCTTGAGCCAAAAGATCTGCGCCGCGACATTGCCGCCCTTGGCGGCGGCGAACAAACAGCCGGAAACGATGGCATTGGCCTCGGCCGCCCCGCGGTCGAGGTCATCGCGACAGCGCTTGCGCAAGGTCTTTGGCGCGCACCAGATAATGCGGGCGATCGCGTCCTGCGGCACGCCAATCCCGGCGAGATGGCGCACCTTGTCGCGCATCGCGTCGGTGACGAGGAACGGTTTTTTAGCCATTGGCGGACCCCGACCGATCGTCGTCCGGACGGCTGGCGCACGCATCAAAGGATTGACCCGAGGCTTGGTGGATTGCAATCCGCCCGGTGAAGAGCTGCCAGCGTTTGAGGATCACATCGACATAGCTGGGGCTGATCTCGAGGCTACGGCAGACCCGGCCGGTCATTTCGGCGGCGATCAAGGTCGTGCCGGAACCGAGAAACGGGTCATAGACGATCTGCCCGGGCCGGCTGTTGTTGAGGATCGGCCGGCGCATGCACTCGACCGGCTTTTGCGTGCCGTGCCCCCAGCTCTCCTCGCGCGCGCGATTGCCAAACGGATTGTTGTTGGCGATCTCCCAGACGGTGGTCTGCGTGCGGTCACCCTGCCAGTGGCTGGTCTTGCCATCGCGCACCGCTTAACAGCAGCATTCGTGCTTCCAGTGATAATCGCCCCGGCTCAGTGTGAAGTGCTGTTTGACCCGGCAGATCTGAGCGCGCGGCCGCAGCCGGCAAGCCGCCAGATCGGCGCCGACCACATCGCCATGCAGCGCGCCGTGCCAGACATAAGCGACATCGCCGGTAAACAACCCATAGGCCTGCTGCCAGTCGGCGCGGTCATCGTTGAGCACCTTGCCCGCGGCGAGCGTGCCGCCGCTGAGACCCCGACGCGCGCGCCAGGACGGATCATACTCGACCCCATCAGGCGGATCGGTGACCATCACATCGGGCGGCGTGCCCGCCAGCACCGCCGCGACATCGGCCGCGCTGGTGCTGTCACCGCAGCCGACCCGGTGGTCTCCCAACTGCCAGATGTCGCCCGGCTGCGTGACCGGTTGATCCAGGGCTTCCGGGATGCTGTCGGGATCACTCAGACCGCTCGATCCCACGACGGCCAAGATGGCCTCGAGCTGATCCGGCTCAAAGCCGATCAGACCGAGATCGAAGCCCGAAAAGGCGTGCTCCTGAAGTTCACTGCGGAGCCGATCGAGGTCAAAGCTCGCCCGCGCCGCCAATTGATTATCGGCCAGGCGGTAGGCGCGCTTCTCCGCCTCGCTCCAGCCTCTCGCCACGACCACCGGGATGGACGACAGCTGCAGCTTTTGCGCGACACAAAGGCGCGCTTCGCCGGCAATCATTTGGCCCTGCTCGTCGACCAGCACCGGCATGGTCCACCCCCATTGGTGGACGGCGTCGGCAAGTTTGTCGAGGTCGGCCGCGCTATGGTCTCGCGGATTGTGTGTGTAGGGGATCAAGCGCTCGACCGGCCAGCGCTCGACTCGATCTGCCGGCCACGGACGTGACCGGCTCGGATCTGCGGTCTTCGGGTGTATTGAAGTCATTAAAATAATCTTTCCGAATAATGGCGAGAATGCAACACATGTAAAATTTATCAGCCAAAAAGGTGAAAGGTTAAGTGATCTTCGCTAAACTACAGACTTTGTGTTACTCCCATACAGAGGATCCTAAAGTTTGGTGGCAATCATGTGGTTCACAAACAGAACCGCCTGTTTGACGTCGACGCGAAGCTGGCAAAATGGCATTGACCGGGTAGCAGAGGTCACCGACGGGCGATCATCGGGCGATCTGCCCGGATTTGCTGTCGCGATTATGAACTCGTCCTCTCCGGCGTCCTCGCCCAAAACCAAATCCGTTTTATCGTCCGGTGTTGTGCGTGGCACAAAGAGCAGCTCGAGATTGTCGAAATCGAACTCGTCCGGTGCCGTGCAGTACCTGGCGGGATCGATCTGATGAGCCCAAAAAAACAACTGCAGTCTTTGCATCAGGACTCCCCGTAATGCCTTGTTACGTCCAATTATCTCAAACCGGATCTCCGGTTTACAACCCATTGCGCTTCTCCGGCTCGACTATGCCTCATCGCTCAAACTCATTATGCCAATACTTTGTGGCGAGAGTGCGGAGGTCTGTGGCTAAGGAGTACCGTCCCACCAACGACCGCCCTGGCCGCGGGCTCGTC